TTCTTCTTCAGTTGCACTCTCCAGCCGGTATGCACCTCCAGTGACGCGCACATGGCGGCATATTCTTTCGCACTCATCTCGTGCAAGTGCAGCGTTCGCCCGTTCGTGAAGCTCGACACAAGCGTCTCCTTGTCTGCGCCAGGCAGCGCCTTCAGCAGACAGTAGAAACGCGCATAGTTCCGTTCTTGTTTCATAAAATCTATTATTTATCTTCTACAACCATAAAATCTGCAGGAATGGCTTTAACAGTAATCTCTTTCTCAACCTTATCAGGGTCTATGCCATTCCCCTTAAAATCTATATTGGCACACAAATACTCCCAGCATTGTTTTTTAATTTTATTCGCATTACATGTATATCCACGTGGGACGAATATTCCCTCCAGAACAAGCTTATTATATCCTTCAGGTCTTACAATTACTTTGACCAAATACTTTTTGGGAAATTTCTCTACTTTAGCCATAGCTTTTCCTCCTTCCAGTCTTTATAATTCTGGCGAGCTTTAGCAACAGCCTCGNCCACGCTGTTCTTGAAGATGTCGATATCGAACAGTGGCTTGCCATTCACGCAGATGTACAGCCTGCCGTTAAATTCCATCACCTGCACGGCTTCCCGTGCCTCCGCGTCGAGCTGAGCCTGCCGCTCCGCCTCAATGCGCTCTGCACGCTTCTCGTGCCACACTTGAATACGTCTTTTGATTTCTTCTAAAAAGTTGCTCATAATCGTTTATATTAAATTGATGTAAAACTTATTCCCATTGATATTGCCCTACGCTCCATCACTCCCGATCGGTGAGTAGCCGCTGTTATGAACGCTTCATTGGAAGCACGGGCTATCTCATAGCCTTTCCTTCGCAAACCATTACGGAGGCATATCTTCTCTTTTGATGCCTGCACTACACGGAGTTTTGTCTTTTGCTCCAGCCCGAACAATACCCTGCGTTTCTCCGCCTTGAAGGTTTTCTTGCGTTGTTCTCCAATGTGGCGGTGCATGGCGTCAAAGGCTTCTGCCGACATTTTGTCCTTTTGCCGCTCGCCCTTCTTGAACTGATAAGCCTTGCCATAGCGCAGCAGGTTTTCCTTTCCTCGATTACCGACACCTCGATTTGCTTTGGCAGCGCAATCTGCTGCATTCTGTTGCATAGCCTTCGTGAAGTCGGAGGTCTTGTTCAGTCCCATATCTCGTGCAATCCTTACTACCGTTCTTGGCGATATTCCTAAATGGTCGGCAATGTCTGCATTCTTTGTTGTTCCAAAGTTTTTGCACATCCATTCCTGTTCTGCTTCAGATAGGATTATCTTGCTGTATTTATTTCTTTCCATTGCTATTCTTCCGCTTTCCACTCAATAGTTATCATGGCATCGAGTCTGCCGCTGCCCTTACATATCGGGCATTCCTTCTTATAGCGTTCCTGCCATTCGTCCTCCTGCCAATGGTAGCCGTTGCCTTGACAGTAGGAGCATGCGTGTCCACGACTCTCGATATGGTCTGCCATACGTCCACCTGGAGTCATTCGACCTGGTTCAATTTCAATTATCCGTCTTTCCTTGCTCATCGCTTTGTTGTTTTGATAGTCTTATTCTTTCTGGTATCACTACGGTAAAGTTGCAATACCGGTAGCACTCGCCTTCCTCTTTCACAGGATAGGGGTTGTTGCCCCATCCTTTTATCTCTTTGCCGCAGATGCAGCATTGCTTAATCTTATGCTCCATATTTTATCGTATTTCTAATTGTACATTAAAATGATACTCTTTGCACAATCGCCGTATCTGTATGATAGTGAAAGGCTCGCCATCGTACGCAAAGAATATCGTGCGTTCCCGCGTCTGTACTTTCACTCCTTTCTTTCTCAACCTGTACAGCAGGTTGTCTCGTTTGCTTGCCATATCATAGATTGTTACTCGTTTTCAAAATGCCTTCTTTCCACACCACGTAATGATTTCCAGCTTCACCGATTGACCTGCCCAAGCAGTAGGCCTTATAACCCATCACGCGCACTTTCATATCACAGATATACCTCAGCCGTCGTGCCGGTTTCCCTGTTGGCTCACTTTTGTCTTCCTGACTAATGAAAATAAAACACTTGCGATTGAAACGACGCATCAAGGCAACGGCAGCAGGATAAGTCCACCCGAAATCATCGTAAGCAACTTGGTAGGAGTCCACGATAATGAATTTAGGAGATTTTGGTTTGGCAAGACGCTCGGCAAGTTCCTCTATCGACTCATCTGTAACGACCCGGAAGCGGCCCTGCACCTCGTTCATTCCCAAATAGCCCATGCGACGCTGGAAACTCTGGTTCACGCGTTCCTCATAACTCATGTAAAGAACAAGCCCATACTTGCACAGTTCCTTCCCCAACTGCATCACGAATGAACTCTTGCCCTGTGCGCTCGCACCGCTGATAAACCAAGAGGCATTCTCAGCAGGGAAACCGAATGGGTCGCTCCACTGCTCGCCCCAAGGCAGCGTCACCCATTTCTTGGCTGCAATCTCTTTCGGACTGTATGCTCGTTTCGCCATTACTACTTTTTCAAGACCTCTATCAATTTGTCGGCTGCAACTACTGATACCCATGCAGCAGCTTCCAAAATATCTCCCATAGTCTCATCACCATGCACTTTGGCTTGGCTGCACGCCATAGTATAATAGTCTTTAGCTATCTCATACCTGCGCTGTTCCCATTCTATCTCATTAGCCTTTGCCAATTCTTTTCGGATACCGATAACGGCTTCCATAGCTTCCATTTCTATATTTGTCATAACTATGCTCCTCTCTTCAATTTTTCGATTTCTGTATATACTCGCCTCAGTCCGCCACCGCTCTTGCGTACTATCTGACCGATGTCCGTGCCTTTCGGAGCGTTCACGCTTGCCACAGCGTGGGCTTGCTCCAATAGAAACTCACGGCGATCATCTTCTTGGTCAGGCGTTACACGACTGTACTTGCCGCCGTATCGTGAGAATATCTCGGCATAGCCTACCTTCTGATGTTCCACCATTCTGTTGATCTTGGCACGCAAACCATCAGCTCCCATCATATACCAGCCACAGCACATTTCCGTAGCGTTCCACAAGGCTTTTAGTTCAAGGAAAGCCTCGTACTGCAAGTCTCCAGCTTCGTCCAGCACAACCAATGGACGCTCCATGGAGCGTAGGTAATACACGAGGTCTTCATAGGTGTCCTGATACTTGCCGCTGATGCCCACGCCAAACTCCCGGGCTATCTTCTTCACCAACGCACGCTTGGTTTTCACCTGTGAGCAATCTACGTAAATAGCGTTACGGTGTTCCTTGACGTACCAACGCGCAGTATATGTTTTGCCGATGTTCGGAAGGTCGCAGAGTATTACGCTCAGGCTGCGTTCCTGGCAGGCGCTCAACTGCAGGCTGATATATTTGAAAGTCTCCGTCTGTGCACCTTTCCACTCTATTGTCTCGCGTAAGTTCACATCCAGCTTCCGGGCAATGTTCACCCAGTTGGCGTCGCTCAGCGCTTTCTCCGTCTGACCTTTTTTCAAACCGTTGTACACGCTGGCAGATATTCCCAGCGCCGATGCGTGCTTCGCATCGCTCGGATAGTTCTTGCGGTTGGCTGTTATCGCCTCTAATATCCGCTGTTTTTGCATCTCACTAATCATATTCTAATGGCATTTTAATTATCGTGCAAATGAGCGCAATCAAGCTTGCTTGTTTTGCCGAATGCAGCCGATAATCAATTTCGTTAATGTTATTCTATATATCTGCGACTGCTCTGTCCGATGCGCTTGGCAATGGCATTCTTGGCTCACATTTCTGAGGAACGGAGATTTTTACTTCCAGTACCTCCTGCTGTGCCTGTTGGCTCGGCTTCAGTATTCCCAGTCTGTCAATGGCGTTGTCCTCAACATATTTGTTGAATTTCGCTATCTTCTTCTGCTGTTCCACGAACGCTGCTTGGTCTTCTTCAGTCTGTTCGGCCATCACACGGCTGTAGGTGTTCACTTTCTCAACTGTGTCGATGTATTTGCCCTTTTGATAGATAAACACCTCTTGTGGTGCGCCCTCATCGTCCGGCAGATAGCAGGCGGTAACCTTGTAATTGTTCGGTTCCAGCCGTTCCAGTACGCTCGTGCTGCTCAGCCACCAGTCTTCGTGGGCCACCCTTACGGTCGAATTTCTGCGAATGCTTGTTTTCACACGCTCGCCGATATGGTGGGCAAGTGTTCTCGCATCGTATGGCAGCAGGTTCGGGTTGATGTTTGCCTCCAGCACCTGCCAGCGCGTCATACCCGGATACATCTTCTGATTCGGGTGCAGCATATTGTTCCACTCTTCATTGTCCTTGCGGTCATCGGCAACCAGCTGCTCCCAAGTGAAATATTCCTTGTCCTCGTAGAGTTCGTTGGTCTCATCGCTGATTTTCTTGTACTCCTGACGCCACTTGCCCTTGCCATAGAAACGGCCGATACCCTCGTGGTTCTTGTGTATCACGCTGCGCTTCTTCGCACCGTTCAACGGCTCGGCATATTTCTCCTGTGAGTTCAGAGGGGCGCAGAAGCGCACGAACTTGAACACGGTCTCGGCTTTCAGGAAGCCCTCCTTATACTGGCTCATCAGGTGGTTCTCCACCTCGATACCGGCAGGAATGCCCCAGCCGTTACTGGCTATCAGCCGGAACATGTCACGAAAACAGTCCACCACAAGCTGCTCGTCCTTCTTCCTCGCATAGCTGGCACCCACCACGCACTGACTCACCACATCGTAGGCATAATATGCATGTACCCTCTGTTTCGTGTCCTTCAGCTTTCGTGTCAGGTCCACGTCGTCCATCGTGATTTGACTCAGTGAGAACTGTCCGCTGTGTCTGTGCATATAAGGCATTTGCTCGTGCATAAAGGTACTCCAGCTCGACAGCGATTTCTCTATCAGCATCTTGGTTGCTGGCTCGTTCAGTATATTGTTGATAGTGCTCTCGCTCAGGGACTTCGGGTCACCGTTCTTATCCGTGAAATCATCGGGATTGAACAATTCGCCAGTCTTCGGGTCGTAAACATCAAGCTCGCCACAGACAAAGCTGATATACATCTCGTGTACGTTGCTGTTGTAGGGTTTGTTCGGCAAGACTGCCAAGCCACGGATCAGTTGCTTAGTCTTGTAATCCACTTTCCTTGCGCTCTGATTGCCGAACTTGCCGCTGATTAAGCAACCGTAGCCACCTCGCTTGTAGTCGTTCACCTTCTTCCTAAAACGCAGCGTACTCGTCGGAAGTGTGTGCCCCAGTTCCTCGCGCAGGATTTCAATGGTCTTGGCCATCATGTCCCAGTTGTACTTGCCACCGAACAGGCGTTGGCTGTCCCGTGCACGCTCGTAGAGCTTGATGCAGGTGTTCAGCACCGAAGCGTTGATAATGTACTCGCGCTTCTTTTCGTCCTCAAGGTCGATGCCTGTCTTGCTTCGGTCATGGAAGAAGGCGATGGCTGCCTGATCCATCTCATAGTTGGATAGCACCCATGCCTTGATGCGAACCTCATCGCCGCCAGGGTACTTTTTCTCAACAGCCTCCTTATACTTACTCGGCAAACTGTCAATGGCAATCAGAGCACAACAGTCATTCGCACCACCACCACGACGAACCACCTTCACCTTCTTTCGATAGGTCAGGTTATTGTAGTTGGAGGCTGTTATAATGCCACCATCTACGAGTTCGCTGTATGATATGCAAAGTTTGTTACCGTAATACTCCATGCTGCTTTTTTCTTTATCGCAATGTTGCTGCCCAGTCTTGAATGCCCTGAATGTCGGTCAGCATCACATCGTCATAGTGGCGTATTTTCTCGCCCTTCTTGTACACGTCGCAACAACCGCCATTCTTATCAAACTCAAGCAACACATCACCAAGGTAATGCCGCATATAGCCGTCAGCATCATGCAGCACCTCCAACTCTGGAGCTTCAACCATCACAAAACCACCTCGCTGCAAGGCAAGCATGCGTATCTTCTTCATAAGGTCGGTGCCCTCGTTCATATCCGTGTAATGAGTCGCATTGAATATCGTGCGCTCGGTAATGTCAAAAGCCTTCGCGATAAACTCGCGGTCCTCTTTCTGAATGTGAATGTACTTTTTCATAATCTCACTTAATTTATTTATTATACTTGGGACGGATGCCGGGAGTCGAACCCGGAGGTAGCGAACCTGCTGTCCGAGCCATCCTCCTTGTTATCCTTACACTCTATTCACCTGCTGATTTTTGTTCACGACGTCTTAGAGATGTAAACATCATATTCCTTAAAGAATAACATGCCCAATACGCTTCGTTACGATAACAGGAATAGCTATTCTCTGCCATAATGCGCATGCTACTTATCACCTCGCTTAATGCATCAACCAACGCATCTATTTTTTCAACACTCACTCTATCTAAAAGTTTCTCATTCATAATCTTTAATCCTTTAAATTCGTTAATCTCGCCCCTTTTCCGTATCTTTG